CTTAATTCTTTAACAGCTTCAATTAACAGTCCAATAAGACCATTATAATCTACTGCTTTAAAGCTGTCCTCATTTTTAAGGCTATCAACTTCTCTTACAAGTTCAGGCATTACTTTCTCTAGCTCTTGTGCTATTATACCACCTGATCTTTTATCATCTCTGTCAATCCAGTCAAATGTTACACCTCTTAACTTGTCTAACTTTTCTAATGGATTCTCAATAACCTTAACATTTTCTTTTAATCTTTCATCAGAAGGTGTAGTAGTTGAGTATGCAATTACATCTCCATCTGCATGGAAGTCACCATCAGCTTCAAATCTAAATTGATTAGAACCATTTATGTAAAGATCTATCTGAGTGTTATTAGTAAACTCCATGTAATCTGTAGAATCAAGACCAATATATTGTACTGCTCTTAAATCACTTGCTACTTTAGCAGCAGTCACAGAATCATCTGCAAGTTTTGCTGTTGTAACATTAGCATCTAATATTTTAGCTGTAGTAACTGCATCATTTGCAATAGTTAAAGCTACTGCACCAGTTACATCTCCAGTATGTGTTTGGTTATATAGATTAGTAGAGCCTTCTGTTAAATTATCTGTTGTTTTAGCTGCAAGTCTAGTGTCAAATCTTGCATCAGTATAATAAAGGTTAGTTCCTTCTGTTAAGTCTGATGTTGTTTTAGTTCCAAAATCTGTATTAAACAATGATGTAGCATAATAAAGATTTGTAGTCCCTTGTGTTAGGTCATCTGTGTCTTTAGTTGCAAATCTAGTATCAAAGTCTGTGTTACCCCTTGCTGTTGTGTAGTAAAGATTTGTACTTCCTTCAGTTAAATCATCAGTTGTAGAACTTGTTTCATCAATTAGTGTTATCCAGTTTCCATTGTGTGCAAAATATCCTTTTCCAGTAGCATGTACATGAGCAAACATTCCATGATAACTTGATGCACTTGGTAAATCACCAACTGTAGAGAACATGTTAGCATAGTAAATTTTACCAGTTGTTGTAATGTTGTAAGAACCTCCTGCTAAGTTACCTCCTAATACAGGTGATGTATCTTCTGATACTGCATTTATTGAAACTGCTTGAACTCTAGCATCAGTATAATACAAGTTGGTATTCTCTGTTATATCTGCTGTGTTTAGTGTTATGTTAGCTGAACCATCAAATGCAACTCCTGATATATTTCTTGGAGTAGAAAGTGTTGCAGCTGCTATATTTAAACCATCAATTTCTGATTTAGTTGGTCCAGTATAAGTAAATACACCATTAGTGTTATCATATACTAAACTTCCTATTCCTGATGTTGCTGCTGAAAAGTCAGATAACCCAATTCCACTTGCAGTTGAATTTATTGTTAGTGTACCTGCTGTATCATCATAAACAGCACTTATTCCACTTCCACCAACTATTAAGTTATTTCCAACCTGGTCATCCACCCTTTCATTTGTGAAATAAAGATTAGATCCTTCAGGTAAACTTGTAGTGCTAACTTGATTTGCACCAGTACCAAAGTCAATTAAGGTATCATCTATTGAATCTGCCTGTAAGCTAACAGCTCCACTTGCTACATCAAAGTGATTAGATGAGAAACTAGCCACACCTTTTGCACTTGTTGTTGCATCATCACCTGCTATTGTTAGGTTTGGATATGTGCCTCCATTAGTCAATCCATTAGAACCAGTAATAGATACAGTTTGGTCAGGAGCTGAATTTGTTATTGTGAAATTTGGATAAGTTCCACTTGTAGTTATACCAGTACCATCAGTTAATACAACTGTTTGATCAGGTGCTGTGTTAGTAAGAGTTAAAGTCCCTGCTGTGTCATCATATACTTTTGACAATCCAGTTGATGCTACTACTAAACTAGCTACTCTGTCATCAGTTCTTTCATCTGTAAAATAAAGGTTTGTACCTTCACTCAGATCTGATGTTGATTTACTTGATAAATCTAGATTTGCTCCAGTTTGTAAGTTTACTCTTGCATCTGTTCTAGCATCTGTGTAATATAAATTGGTTCCTTCTGATAAATCTGTTGTAGATTTAGCTGTAAATGCTGAGTCAAACCTTGCTTGTGTGTAATAAAGGTTAGCTGCCTCAGTAATATTGTCTGTTGTTAATGAAATATCTGCACTTCCATCAAAAGCTACACCTGCAATATTTCTACTTGTAGCCAATGTTGAAGCTGTGGTAGCATTACCAGTTAATGCACCAGTAAATGTAGTTGCTGCTACACTTGTTAATCCACTTATATTAGGATTTAATGATATTGTTAAAGCATTACCAGTAGAATCTGTAGAAATTTCATTTGCTGTTCCTACTACTGAGAATACTTCTGTATTTAAGTCAATAGCTTGTTGACCACCTGCATCTCCTTGAAAGTCTAAATCCTGGACACCTAGCTGAGAATCAACATATGCTTTAATTGATTGCTGAGTTGCTAGAGCTGTTGCACTATCTGATGACATATCATCTTCATCTTTAAAGTCTGCTATTGTTATGACTCCATCTGATAAAGATCCAAAGGTAAGTGTTCCTGAAACTGTTGTGTTTCCAGTTATATTCCCACTTAAAGCTCCAACAAAACTGTTTGCTGTTACAGTACCTGTTGCTGTTAAATCTCCAGTATTGTTCATACTGATCCCACTTTCAGTTCCCAATCCATCAGATAGGACTTGTAATTGAGCTGTCAATCCATCATTATCACCAACCTTTATTAATGAATCATAACTGGATGCTATTGATATTCCTGTTAAACTACTTGCCATTTTTTCTTAATTTTAATTTTGTATTTATATATGTCATTAACTTTATAATGTTTTTTTGCTTAGGTTTATATATTTTCATTGTTATCTAATTATAGTACCCAACCTTGAAAAGTTGGCTCATCTCTATCAGGATATATATCATCATTTGTGTTAGATGTATATTCAGGATATGATGTTTGATTAAAATCCATGTATGATATAAACCTTCTAGTGTAATATTCAGCCATTGTTCTTTCTTTTTCAACTAAATAATCCACTTCATTCTTACTAACTGTCTCTGCATTTTCAGAAACATGTTTAAATATTCCACCATTCTTAATCTGATATGCAGCAAATGGTAAATAATCAACCATAGCATAATGAATAAGCATAGGCTGCACATAATCTTTTAATAATGTCTCATAAATTGTACCATTAATAGTATCTGAATTAATCAGAGAGGCTATTTTGTTATACAAATCAGTACCTAAATAATGTTGTACATGTATCTCTTGTGCTATAGATACAAAATGCATTAGCTTATCTGCTTGTACATTACCATCTATTATAGTGTTTTGTACTAAATCATTTCTATTTATAAATAATACTGTTGCTGCCATCTTATTTTGGTGTTGTAAAGTTTTTAGGTTCTAGGAATCCTCTGTTTTCCATATCTCTAGGTCTTGTTGCTACCTTTTTATCATTAGTTTCAATATCAACTCCTTTTCTTTTTGCTTCACTTACAGAGCTATTTCTATCATTTTTTAATCCACTACTAGGTAAAAACTCTCCTTGTTCATTTCTCTTTCTAAAATATACTTTTCTTGTCCAGTAATGTTTACATGATCCACCACCTTTGTAAAACCAAATTGAATAAGTGTCAGAATTTCCTTTTGGTCCCCACCCCTCATTTACTTTCTTCTTAGACATTGCCTCAATATCCTCTTTTCTATAAACTTTTTTAGCTGCTACCATTTTTCTACAAAACTCCCTAGAGCTTTTACCTGCTTGTAAAGGTGCATAAGAATATCTTACTTTAAACATTCCTTTATCTTGTTCACTTTTGCTATCAGGATTTGCTGAACCTGTAGATGCTAACTTTAACATTTCATTTTGCTTGTCATCTAAGTCATAATTAACTGGCTCATCAGATATTAAATCCCAGTTTTCTAAATCTTCATCCTCTCCTAAAGCTATTAACTCATCTGCTACAGCATTACTTGGATGATTATCTGTTCTTGTTATCTTTTCCTCTTTCTTTAAACTTAACTTTTGTCCAGTTTCTTCTTCTCTTGTCTCCTGGTCTGTAACATTTGTTAAATCTGTAAACTCTAAAGGCTGTAATGTTTTGAAATATAGCTTTAATGATATATTATTAAATGCTAATATCTTATCAAATGAATCAATCATTAAGTTTTGGAATGGTCTGATTACCATGTTATCCATAAGCACAGATGCTTTTTCCATTTCATCAGCATTGTTTCCAAGACCAGTGTTATTTTTAATTCCTAAAAGCATTGGTGATACAACTCTATGAGCTACTAAAATTTTCTCTTGAGATTCTGTACTTAAAAACTGATATTGATTGTGTGCATCAGATAGTTGAATTGGTTCAATACTAGCTTGAGACTCTGTATTGTCATTAAATGATAGAATAAATCTTCCTGCATTAGTTGATCCAGTAAACTTATCTGCTATTTTTCTTTCAATTATTGATCTTTCTTCTTCATTTGGTATTCCATTGTTCATATTTATGATCATAGAAGGACTTAATCCATTTTTAATGTTATTCATATGAAAGTTTGACACCTCAGCTTCAAGTTCTGCATACTGTAATCCACCAGTATATGCAGGAGGACTATAATAATAATATCCTGCTTTGTATGGTTTAATAAATAATATCTCTATATTCTCTTTAGATGTACCAAATGCAGGTATTCTTTTAAGCTCATCAGATGTCTTGTATTCACTCCAATTAGAATGATAGTAATATCCTTCAATTTGACCTTTTTCAGAGCTTATCTCTGCTCTAAGAGTCTCTACTGGTATGTGTTCTACTTGTACAATCTTCTTTCTTCCTTTACCATAGATAATTTGCATAGCTGCACCACCCATTAAATAGTAATCATATATAACTTTTTTAATTACTTCTTTTTTCATTAAGCTAATCATCTCTGCATACTGGTCAGGTTTAGATGAGCTGTCTAATGCATCTAATCCTCTACCATATATCATCTCTGATATTCCATTAATACATGCATGGTTAGTTGGTGAACCCATAAACTGGTCTATTAGATATTGATAATAGTTATTATCCTCACCATACATTACAAAATCCTTTCTAGGATCTTCTATAATTTTTGGAGAAGTGTAAGTTGCTAACTCTAATACTCTTATATCTCCTTCAAATTTAGGTTTTCTGTGTTGTCTACTCATAATTATCCATTATATACCTTATATGTATTATCCCTTGATGTGCTTTTTTTATATAATCCCTTAATTGGATCATAATATTCTGATGCTCTTTGTGAAATTGTTTGATCAGTACAGAATATCCTATCCTTGTAAATTGTTTGTTCTACTGCTTCTCTTGGATCCTCCCATTTATTTGTTGCTAAATTCCATTCTTCTTGTGCATTTCCCCATGTGGCACCAATTGCAGTTAATGCTTCATCCCAAGTTATTGTAATGTTATTCCAAAATTCAAAAACTGTGTCCCAGTTAGATCCTAATGATGTTAATTCTACTTCATAAAATTTTCCTTCCTCTAAAGTTAATGCAACATTAATAGATGCAAATCCACCTAACCTACCTAAAGGAACTTGATTTGTTTGTACTATGTTAGTTTCTTCATCTCTTACAGTTAAATTTCCTGATAAGACAAAAGATCTAGGAATAAACTGAAAAGTCTGAGCTGATGTAGCAGTACTTAGGATTATCATACTTATATAATGCTTTTTGTTTTATTTTTTATAAAGTGTAAGATTTTATTTTAAAAAAAAAGGAGACCTGATTAGATCTCCCTTAATTAGAAAAAAACACTTAACTATTATGATGTAGGAAAAGTACTTATTTGTGTTGTACTTGCAGCACCAGTTACTAAACTAGCTGTAACAAATGATGGTGGAGCTTTCTCTAATGCTTCAAAAGTTAAATTGAATCCATTAAAATCTCCCATATTTGCACCAACTGTAAAATTACCAGTTGTTAATGCAGCTCCATTAACCTGACCAACTAATAAAAAGTTGTCATCATTGTCTTGTACTACAATGTGTGGTCTACCTACTGCTAATAACTTAATTTCTTCACTTGTTGCTCTATCATAATATTGTAGTTGTAGTGTCAATGTTTCTGTGTAGAAAGTAGTTCCATTTTCAACTGAACTTGTTACAACAGAATCTAAATTAGATGTTCCTCTTAAATCATATTCAAAAAAATCAGGTGTGCCACCAAATGCAGTTATTAAACCTGCTGATTCAGTTATTGCTCCTAATGTTTCAAAATCTGCAAAGAAAACCTTTTTTAAACCTCCTGATTTATTTCTACAAGGTACTATTCTACCTGTGGTTAAATTACAACTCATATTATATTTTATTTTTTTTAAGTGTTAGGAGGCTTTTACACCTCCCTATACTTGATTATTAGTCTAAGATACTGATTATCAGTAAATTAAAATTTTGAAATTATGCCTGATAAAGCACTATTTCATTTCCTAAACCATACTGGATTCCATATGCAAACCTTGCAATGAATCTTGCATTTCTATCACCTAATGTGTCAGATGTATCAATTACTCTGATTTCATTTAAATCTGATAATACATTTGTTCCCATATAAAGGTTACTAGTTTGTGCTACAGCCATTGTGTTTGTTGACATACCTGATGCCATGAATAATGGAATACCATCAAAAGTTAATGCTTGACCATTGTACCACATTTGACCTTTGTTTTCATATCCATTTGCACCTTGACCTAATGCATATCCACCTAAAGATCTGATGTAGTTTTTCATTACATCTTTAGATACATAAATCTTTAAGTCATCCTTACCATACACAGTATTAGGAACTAAATCTACAGTATCACCTAGTTTTTCTATTACATTTGTATGTGTAATTGCAACTGGGTTAGGTACATCTATGATGTCACCATCTGCTGCCCATAGAGTTTCAAATCCTGATATCTCTCCTGGATTTCCTGTTACCCCAGTCCAAATATTTGTTTCAACTGATGCAGCAATCTGATCTGCAAAGTTTGCAATGATGAAGTCTGAGAATCTTGATGGCATGTTAGTAAATGCACTTACTCCTAATTCTGATGCTTCCCATGAATTTACAAATTGCTTAGTACAGAACTTAACATTTACTTGGAATTCTTCCAATGTTAATATTCTTTCTGTTACAGCAACAGTTCCTTGATCATCAAAATCACATGTTGAATCTTTGATAAGACCTGATGCAGCAATCTTTTGGATTACTTCTTTGTGTGCCACATTTGGCATAACAGTTACACCACCATTCTCTAATGTTGTCCCAGAAAGCAAAGCTGCTGAGATGTATGAAGAGGATGCTCTTCCTGCATAACTTGTTGTAATTGTTGGTTTACTCATTTTAAATTATTTTTAAATTATTTTTATTTTTATTTACTTAATTTTTTCATTATTCTGTCAAGAGAAGTTTCTGCTCTTGAACTGCTAAATTGATACTCTACTTCTTTAGCTTTGTTTTCAGGACTGTGAGTTATAGGCTGTGCAGCAGGTTCTGCTGATAATTCAGTTTGTAACTTTTTAATTTCCTTTTCCTGAGTTTCTAAAACCTCTGATAGATTTGTTTTAATATCCTCTACCATAGATTTTAACTCATTAAATTCCTCTTTTGATGGATAATCTGTAGCTAAATCTTCAGCCTTAACATCTTCTTTAGATGTTTCAACTTCTTCTTCAACTTCTTCTGTAGCTTCAGAGATACTGTCAATTAGACCTTCTTCTTTAACTACAACTGATCTTCCATCTTCTAGAGTATAACTTCCAATTGGCATGGGAACCCTATCATCTTCTGTGACAATAAAGACTTCCTTACCACCTTCAAATGATTCTGCCTCTATAACAGTACCATTTTCTAGATTCATAGTAGCTAGTGTAACTTCTTCAGCTTTCACTTCTACTTCTTTTACTTCTTTAGACAACTCCATGCCTAAGATGTTTTTGATTTTACTAATTGTATCAGTTGCTTTCATGACTATATAATTATATTGATTTAAAAATTTATATTTTTGGTTCAAGTTTCTGTTCTTCCAACTCCTTGTCCCCATAGTGTACCATCACAACATTCAGGATGATAAGTACCATCATCACACAAACAACCTCTCTGAGTTCTTATAGGACTTGTATAAGATGGAGCAGGATTTTTTCTTTTTTTATTCATCTTCCTTGTTGTTTATATGGTTTGACATAATTGTCTGATCCTCTATTTTTTGAAGTCTTACTTTTAGCATGAACACCCTTTCTTCTTACTTTTTTTTTAATTAAAGTTGAAGATGATATGAACTTGTTTTTAGCCATTACTTCTTTTTCTTCTTTTTCTTTTTATAATGTTTTCCTGGCATGTCTTAGTTGTTTATTGGTACACAATTTGGAACTCTCTTTCCATTCTTAATTTTAAAGCCATACATTTCATATCCTGCTTGACAAGGAGCTTTTAATTCATGCTGTTCACAAGGCATGTACCACTCTTTACCATCTAGCTCATGCATATGATGACCTTCACATCCTATATTCATAGCCATTTCTTCTGCTTTTTCAACAGAGGAGTATGCTAACCTGTCATCTATTATTGCAAAGTTCTCATCAACCACTACTGTTTCAAGTTCTAACTCTCCTAATTGTCTTAGTTTGTTTCTACTCCAACCTAAAGCAGCTAATCCACCCCACAATAAATATGAAATATTAGCACATGCCTCTGAATCATCTGAGTTTTTTCTATACTGATCTTCAGCTCTAGATAAATAGCTGTACATTCTCTTAATAGTCTCTACTGAAATGTTCTTCTTTTGTGCTAATTGTGTTGCTCTGATCTTACCTACATCAGTTGCACACTTGTTTTTTATCTTTTCATTTAAGTCTATTCCTCTTTTAGCATTATTTGCTACACCTTCAGGATAGTCATTAAAGCTCTCTAGATTAACTTCTTTATCATCTAGTATGTTTTCTATTTCAGAAAGTAAAAACTCTGCCTCTAAGGACTCTATTTCATTTAAAAAATCATTTATCTTTTCTTTTGGTCTTTCAGCTTTATCAGCAAAATAGCCTTCTATTGAAAAACCTTTAACAACTCCCTCTTTAACATACCCATCCCATACTTCATCAGAGTCTACTCTTATTGCACCCATCCATGTACCTACTGGAACATCTTTAGTGTTATCATATAACCTGCTCTTATCATGTGTTAGGTCTTTTACTATCCAACTCTCTACTAATGTCAATCCTTTTAAATTATATTCATGTTCTAATGATGCATTATGTTGATTACCTTGTTTAAGATACATCTGACTAGCTCTCTCTACTGTGTCATTGGAAAAGTATATGTAATAATCTTCATCATCACCTTTTCTTAAAATAGGTTTGTTAGGAATTAGAATTGCTCCTAATAATATTCTTTTATCTTTAGAAACCTCTGCAAGTTTAACTACCTGGTCTGCATCCTTTAATGCAACAAAGTTACTTTGTATAGCAGGATTTTCTACAATAGAAATTGCATCTACTCCATTAAACTCAGTTTCTTCATCTAATATTAATTCTATAATCTTCATATTATTATAATTGGTTTATTA